GGCGTTGTACCAGTCAATGGAGTCAGGTAAGTTTAAGGTTTTTGATACTCTGTCAGATTGGTTTGAGGAGTTTAGGATGTATCATAGAAAAGAGGGAAAGGTCGTACCCCTAAGAGATGATCTTATGAGCGCAACAAGGTACGCATTCCAATCACAGAGATTTGCATTAGCTGGTGAAGACACAACATGGACAAACGAAGTAACCTATAGGAATTATGGTATTGTTTAATGGCTGAAGAAATTACAGAAGAAGAACTATTAACCAGGATCAGGGGAGAACTTACTGATGCTCTAGGCTATAGTGATACGATCTCTGAACAGCGAGAAAAGGCTATGGAGTATTATTACTCTATGCCGTTCGGTAATGAGATAGAGGGTCGATCACAGTTCGTAGACTCTACAGTACAAGATACTATAGAGTGGATAAAACCTTCTTTGATGCGTATTTTTGCATCAGGTGACGAGATGGTCAAGTTTAGCCCTCACGGACCTGAGGATGTTGAGATGGCTAAACAGGCCACAGACTATGTAAACTACGTCTTCGCAAAAGATAATAATGGTTGGGAGATCCTTTACTCGTGGTTCACTGATGCTTTGCTATCAAAGAATGGGATAGTCAAGGTGTGGTGGGATGAGTACTCTGAGGCTCAACGAGAGGAGTACAGGGGGCTGGATGAAGTAGCTTTTGAGTCTTTGGTTTCTCCCGATGGTGTAGAGGTTGTAGAGCATCTTGAATACCCTGAAGGAGAGGAAACCCTCCATGATGTAGTTATAACTAGAGCGTCGTACAACGGCAAAATAAGAATAGAGAATGTCCCTCCCGATGAATTTCTTATAGCTAGAGAATCAAAGACTATAGAGGATGCTAACTTTGTATGCCATAGAGTAGAGAAAACCTTATCACAATTAAGGGAGATGTACCCAGACAAAGATATTGACCCAGAAGAACTTGGCTCTGGTGGTTATGATGAGGGTGCGTATTCTATGGAGCGGTTAGCTCGATATGAATTTGACAAGTCCGCAAAGTATTGGGGTGGAGGTGGCGGTGAAGGTTATGGCAAGGATGACTCACAGCGGACTTATTGGCTACATGAAAGTTTTATCAGAACAGACTACGATGGTGATGGCATATCAGAGCTTAGAAAGGTTTGTTCAGTGGGTGATTATGTACTCGCCAATGAAGAAGTGGACGAGATTCCATTTATCTCCATCTGCCCAATAAAGATTCCCCATAAGTTTTTCGGTCTATCTGTTGCTGACCTTGTAATGGACCTTCAATTAATGAAGAGTACATTGCTTAGAAATCTCATGGATAATATGTATAACCAGAATTTTGGTCGCTATGCTGTTCTTGAAGGTCAAGCAAATTTAGATGATCTCTTAACACAACGGCCTGGTGGTGTGGTTCGCGTAAAATCTCCCAATGCTGTTATGCCCCTCGCGACCCCATCACTAGAGCCGTATTCATTCCAAATGCTGGAATACCTGGACAGCGTGAGGGAGTCCAGGGCTGGCGTATCAAGAATGTCTCAGGGGTTAGATGAGAATGCGCTCACTTCGCATACTACCGCAACTGCCGTCAATGCAGTGATGAATGCTTCACAAAGCAGGGTAGAGTTGATAGCTAGAAACTTTGCCGAAACTGGTGTGAAAGGTTTGATGGCAAGAATATATCAACTACTTCTAAAAAACCAAGACAAAGAAAGAGTTGTTATGCTTCGCAATGAGTGGGTTCCAGTTAGACCAGACGCATGGAATGATAAATTTGATTGCACTGTTTCAGTTGCTTTGGGCAATGGAAATAAAGATCAACAGCTTTCCCACTTGACTATAATGCTGCAATTCGCTGGTGACGCTATGCGTGGCGGACTACCCATAGTTAACATGCAAAACATGTATAACATTGGTGCTGCGATGGTTAGGAACATGGGGTTTCAGAATGTATCTGATTTCTTAACAGACCCGTCACAAGCACCACAAGATCAAGGGCCATCACAAGAAGAGCAAATGGCTGAGATGGAAATGCAGTTAAAGCAGAAAGAGTTGGAGATAAAGGCTGCGGACATACAAGTTAAGCAGATGAAGATCCAACAGGTGGCTGCGGCTGACGCAGTTGACGCACAATTGAAAATGCAAGAACTTCAACTTGAACGAGAACAAAAACGCGCAGTAGCTATAGGAGACACATGAACCGCGAGGAAGAAGCAAAAAGACTTTTAGAACATGAATTATTCATAGAAGCGTTTGACACATTAGAAAAAGAGTTGTTACTGAGTTGGTCAAGAACTAACTCAAATGATGTAAACCAGCGGGAGTCATGCTGGTTAGCGACTAGACTGCTTGAAAGAGTTAAAGCACATATAACGTCCATAGTTGAAACTGGACACATGGCTAAGATTCTTGAAGAGCAACACCCACATATATAAGGAGAAGTAAAAATGGCGGATACGCAAAATGCCCCGTCTGTGCCGCAAGGCCCAATAGCTCCCTCAGAAAGTATTGAGGCAGCCCATAATGCAATTCTTGGCTTATTGGATCCCTCAGAGGAAACACCTGAAAGTGAAGAAGAGCAGCCTTCAGAAGAAGAAGAGTCTATAGAGGAAACTCAAGACGAATCATTGGAAGAAGTATCTGAAGACGAGGAAGAGTTTGAGGATGATGAATCCGAAGACGAAGATGAGTCTGAAGAACCTGACGAAGAAGAATCAGAGGAACTTTATTCTGTCCGTGTAGACGGATCGGAACACGAAGTAACCTTAGATGAACTCTTAAAAGGCTATAGTCGCCAGTCAGATTATACAAAAAAGACGCAAGAAGTAGCTACGGAAAAGCGCGAAATGGAATCACTGAAAGATCAGTATAGTTCCGAAGTGTCGCAGATCCAGGCAGAGCGTCAGCAGTACATGGAAGCACTGACCAATATTATTCAAAATTCGAATCTTGATCAGTTTGCAAATGTAGATTGGAATTCTTTAAAAGAGAATGACCCTATAGAGTATATCACAAAGCGTGAAGAGTACAGGGAATCTCAAGAGAAAATACAAGGGTTGCAACAGCAACACGCTCAAGCGGCGCAACGGCAAACATCTGAAGCCCAGCTAGAGCATCAACGATCTATGCGTGATGAGTACTCTAAACTCATAGAGGTATTGCCTAAGTGGACGGACGATGAATACAGGAACAAAACAACAGCGTCCTTACGTTCGTATGCTACTAACAACGGCTTTACCCCTGATGAGTTAAACAGTCTCGTAGACCATAGATCTATCCTTGTTCTAATGAAAGCGCAAAAGTATGATGCATTGCAGAACGCAGACATTAAATCTAAAAAAGTAAAGAACAAACCCAAGATGGCTCGTGTAGGCTCTCCCAAGGGGAAGTCCGAGAAAAGCAAAGGCAAACGTACTGCCCAAATGAAGCGTCTTAAAGAGACAGGTCATGTAAATGACTCAGTAAGTCTTTTTGAGGAATTCGTAGACATCTAAAATAGGAGGATTGCATTATGGCAATCGCAACAAATACTAGGACTACTTACAGTGCCATCGGCATTCGTGAAGACCTAAGTAATATAATTTATAATATTAGCCCAATGGACACACCATTTCTTTCTGGTGCGGGACAAGGGTCGTGTGACAATACGTTGTTTGAGTGGCAAACGGATTCGTTAGCCGCAGCCGCCGCTAACCAAAAGTTAGAAGGCGACAACAATATGGACGCTCTGGCAGTTGCAGAGCCAGTTCGTCTAACCAACTATGCTCAGATTTCGTATAAAGCAGTTCAAACGAGTGGAACAGCAGATGCGGTAGACTGGGCGGGACGTAAGTCAAGCCAAGCCTATCAACTCGCCAAGCGCGCAAAAGAAATTAAGCGTGATATGGAAAAGATGTTACTTTCCAATGATGTTAAGGTGGCGGGAGGCACATCTACGCCTCGTAAAACAGCCGCTGTTATGTCATGGCTGGGAACTACAGCCGCAGGAACGTCAAACATTATTCTTGGTTCGGCTTCTCCTGTTGTTGGCGTTGTTAACAACGGTGGTAGCTCTCCTGCTGTAGGCCCAGATGGAACTACTGTAGCATCTTTCGGTACTTCCGCAGTTCTGACAATGGCGATGATTAACCTTGCTATGGAGCGATGTTTTGACAATGGTGGCGAACCTACTCAGATTTTAGCCCCTGCTGACCTCAAAGCAAAGATTAGTGCGCTTGGTGGTTCAGTTGTTGCTGACATTCAGTCTTCGGCTTCGGGTGCAAAACCAACTACCGCTATCAACGCCATTGATGTTCTGGTGACTGATTTCGGTACTTTAAGAATTGTACCAAGCCGTCATATGCTTGCTGATATGCTTTTCTTTGTTGACTATGATTTCTGGTCAGTTGATTATCTTCGACCTTTCCAGACTGAAACTCTTGCCAAGACTGGTGACAGCGTAAAGCAGTTGATTATCGCTGAATACGGTCTTCGCGCTAAGAATGGTCTGGCGAGTGCGGCAGTTGTCGGAGTAAAAGACGCTTAATGATAAAATACAATAACGCTCCTAGCATTGTTGTTGAAGATGATGTGCTTTCGCCCGCTTTATGTGACCGCATAATCAGCCTTGCCGAAAATAAAGGGCTTGGTGACAATCTTATAAACCGTGATGGTAAGTATATCCAAGATGAAGAAAGAACCAGTAAAGGTACTTTCTTCAACTACGGTGACAATGATGTGTTAGATAGTGTTATTGAAGCGTTATCAGGTATGTGTGGTTTACCTCCTACTCGGCTGGAACCTGTAAGTATTCAAAGGTATCAGCCGGGTCAGGAATACAAACCTCACTACGATGCTTTTCTTCCAGATGAAATGGAAGAAATGCCAAAGTCTGCAAAAGTAAAAGAAGGTGGGAATCGCTGTGTCACTATGATTACGTACTTAAATAGTGTACAAGATGGTGGTGGCACAGTTTTCCCTGTTCTTGGATTCGCAATACAGGCTGTACAGGGTCGGGTGATTATGTTTGGAAATCTTGGCGAGCATAAGATCCCTCATCCATCATCTTTACACATGGGTTTACCTCCAGAGAATGGGGATAAATGGATTTTAACTTTTTGGTTTAGAGAAAAGGATATCATGGCAACTAAGAAAGAACTTACTAAAGAGTTAAATTCTAAAAAGTCTACCAGAGCAGAAAAGAAACCTGTGGACGCTAAACTTCATGCAAAGAATATTTTTAATAAATTTAAAGCGATCACCGCTGACAGAGGTGAGATGCCGTTATGAATTCTTCAGGATGGAATTATGATACTCCTAATTCAAGACCTTGGAAACTAGATATTAATAATGACGGTACAGCAACTATCGATACCTATCAGGATGCACAGCCTATTATAGACAATAATAAGTTAAGTCTAAATAACTATGGCGATAAACTTACATTCGGTAAAGCAAGTAAAGACCACGTTGCCGCTTCAATTCCATTAAACACTTGGGAAAAGTGGCGTGAAGAAACAAAAGTACCTGACGGATTGGGTGGCTGGTTATACATGGTCGAGCAAGACCGCAAGGTTCTTGCTGCATATTTAAACAATCCTGATAACAAATATCTCAGGACTACACCAACGAGGATTTAATCATGTGGTTATATCAACCCACGTTTTCAGGCAACGATCAAAAGCCTATTGTTAATAACTCAGTCTGGTTTAATAGTAAGAATAGTTAATGGCTATTTCAACCTACAGTGAACTACAAACTGCTGTAGCTAACTGGCTAGACAGGGATGATCTAACAGATAGGATAACAGAGTTTATCGCTTTAACGGAGGCCCGTATGAATCGGATTCTCCGTTTGTCGATAATGCTGAATGTAGATCAAACTACATTAGGAGGGGCCGCCGCATTAGTGGGAGGCACCAGAGATTATGCGTTGCCTTCTGGTTATCTTCAGATGTTAGATTTCCATTTGAGGACAGATCCTATAACTACATTATCCTACCTAACTCCTGAGAACATGAACAGGATGTGGGCTGGTAGTGCAAGTGGAAAGCCACTGGCTTATACTATCTTCTCAGATAATTCTAGTGGAACACCTATAAAGAAGGTGAAACTTGGTCCTTCGCCAGATTCTGCTTATAACTATTCAATGATGTTTTACAAGAAGATTGATGCTCTTTCGATTACTAATACTACAGAGCAGATGTTGACAAACAATCCAGATGTGTATTTGTATGGAGCGTTGATGGAGGCAGAGCCATTTCTAATGAATGATGCTAGGGTTCAATTATGGGCCACGGCTTTTCAACAGGCTATTGCTGATTTGCAGGAACAAGATAACAAAGACCGTCATTCTGGTAGCACAATGAGGGTTATGAACACAGGCGGGTATCACTAATGGCACTAGAATCTGGCAATTATATTGATGATCTGGTTATCACAAACCCTACGGCTTCAGACCCGATTAGTCAGGGCGACGATCATCTTCAATTAATCAAGAAAGTTGTAAAGCAATCGTTCCCGTCTGTTGACGGAGCGGTACATGCTATTCATCCGTCTGCGACAGCACCAGCAACATCCCTTACTGCTGGCCTTGTGTGGTTTGATACGACTGCAAATGTATTAAAGATAAGGAACGAAGCTAACGATGCGTGGGTTGAACTAGCAGTATCAATCATAACAAGCAACTCAGTAGACGTTAATGCGGGTACTGTTGACGGTGCAGTGATTGGCGGGGCAACTCCTGCGGCAATTACAGGAACGACACTAACAGGCAATACAAGCCTTGCACTAGCTACAGGCGCTACAGTAACAGGTGTGGATAACGCAACCCTAGCAACAGGCAGTGCGACTCTATTAGCCACTCAGGGCGCTATTAAGACGTATGTAGACGCTCAAATAACCGCAGAAGATTTAGACTTTCAAGGTGATAGTGGAACAGGTGCAGTAGACCTAGATTCGCAAACATTGGATATAGCTGGTGGTTCTGGTATTACCACTACTGCATCAGGACAAACTCTGACTGTAGCTGGGGATGACGCAACTACATCTGCAAAGGGTGT